CTCCAGATATACACTACCTAGCACAAGGACTAACACAAGCTGCTGCGGCTACCAAAGCTAACGGAGGTCAGGTTCCTGTGTGGCTTGCTCCCCAGCTACCTAAGAACATTGTTGATGCTCTTAATCAGCCCGGGGGAGCAGATCAAGTATATGCTGCTGGTAAGGCAATTAGAGAAAATGCAGACAAGTTTATTTCTCAGGAAAGTAAGCAGGGCTCCGCTGCTGAACTTGCTGCAACTAAGGCAGACTCTGCTGCAGAGGTTGCACGCATTAATGCTGCTGCTAGGGTAAAGGCTGCTGAACTTGCAAATGAGCGGGCTAGGGCCACTCTTGCCGCAAAGCCAAAAACCCCTTCTGCAATAGGCTATGAAAAATATGCTCAGAAACTTGATGCTCAAGCAGATGAGCTTGCCATGCTAGGCGATGCTGAGAGTTTGAGTAAGGCTCAATATCTAAAGAGCATTGCTGCTGATTATTACGCTAGAGCTGTAAAACTTAAGACAGCTCCTACAGATGTGCGTACAGGCTCACAAGAAGACCTAGAAACTGAACTAGGTATTCGTAAACCAAAACCCGCTGGACAAGCAGCTCCCGCTGCCCCTGCCACAACCAAACCACTAGACCCTCTAGGAATAAGGAAATAATATGAACCTATCTGAACTGCGTCAGAAATACCCCGACTACAACGATATGAGCGATCAGGAATTTGCTGACGCTTTTCATGGTAAGTTCTATTCCGACATTCCTAAGGAAGACTTTTATTCCAAGATTGGCTATTCTACAAAGCCAAAGGAAAAGAGTTTGCATCCTTTAGACAATCCTGTTGCTGGCGCTGGTGAAACTGCCCTGTCCATGTTGACAGGGGCTTTTGCTATGCCTGTAGCCGGTTTGACTGGTTTGGTTAATGGTGGTGATGCTGATAAGGTAAGGTCTACGCAAGAAGCTCTAACCTACGCCCCTCGTGGGGAGCAGGGCAAGAAGTACACAGAGAATATCTCTGACCTGTTTGCCCTCCCTATTAAGTATGCTGGTAAGGGTGCTGATGCATTAGGTATGGGAGAACTAGGCTACTCACTTGCCACTGCAGGTACAGAAGCGGCAATGAACTTCCTACCTATTGGTGCAGCCGCTAAGGGAGCCAAGGGCCTTCTAAAAGGAAAGGGTAAGGCTACCCCTACACCCCGTACAATTTCAGCCGTAGAAGCCGATATGGCTCCTGCGAAGCCAGTGGAAATTCCTGCCCAGCTAGAACTACCGTTAGAAAATTCTGTACAACAAGTTGCTGAAATGCAAGCTCGTGCTGGTGCACAGCCAGACCTGTTTGCTCCTGCTAATCAGGAAGTACAGGGCCACCTTCCTCCTGTTTCACAGAATAGTGTTCGTGCTCCTATCCCTGATGAAGCACAAGGGCACCTTCCTTTTGACACCAGTCTAGATGAAGTGGCTCGTACACAACGAGCTGCCGATCCACAGTTAGACTTGTTTTCTAACGAGCGTCCTAGTGATGTTTCTTATAATGCTGTGGAAGCCCAGCAACGTGCGCAGTCTGTAGAGCAATTACAACGCCTTAATAGAGACGGGACACAACAGCACATTGTTGAAGACTTTGGCAATAATGATCCTATGGAACGTATGCCAAATATGCGTATTGATGAGAATGGAATGCCTATCAGGGCAGACCTTTCTATGGAGCTACAGAATCTAGAGAACCCTCTACAACGCAATATGTGGGGTGATGAACTAGGTCCTGCTCTAGACCAAACACGTAGCCTTACAGATGCCATTGACTCTATGCCTATGGGCAAGGAGCGTGATGCTGCCATTCGTATGCTGTCAGGCACTGGTACACCTAAGCGTGTCGTTCCTCGTGGCCAACGAGGGGCCATTGACGCTGACATTATTGACAGCTTATATAACTTTGGTAGAAGCGTTATTCGTTCTGCCGAAGGCAAACTCATGCCTGTATATCATGGAACTACTAAAGAGATTAATGGTGACTTTAAAACCGTTAAAGGCTTCAAACAGTTCTACAATGATAAAGGTGGAGTTACACAGGATGGTTGGATCTTATCTCCTGAGAGAGCTTATCCAGGCGATCTAGGCACTTGGTTCTCGAGTTCTCCTAGAGGAACAGACACTTTTGCTGGGGCAAGAACTGGTGTATCTGGTGGTAATGTTCATCAGAGTTATTTGAACCTAGAAAATCCAAAGACGTTTAAAACCCATGAAGATTTTATTGACTGGTTCCAAGCTCAATCTAAGAACGGTGAGTCTGCTAACAAAGTTAGACGAGACTTAATTAAGCAAGGCTTTGATGGTATTGCTATTAAGGAATCACATACTGATGGTGGTGGACAACGTTCTGACTTTGTTGCTTTCAAACCAGAGCAGATTAAGAATGCTATTTCTCCAGAACCTGGGTTTCGTGTTCCACGGAGTCAGCAAGGTGCTGTAGATTTACAAGGTGTAATTGAAGGAGCTAGAAACCTTCTAGGTAAAATTCCTGCTTTATCTAGTAAGTCACCAGAAGTAGTTGCTGCTAAGGCTACAGCAGACAACATTGCTAAGAAGGCTCGTGTAAACGCTATCCTTGGAAGTGAATCAGGCTACCTAGAGAATGTAACAACTCCTGAAGCCGTCATTGCCCTTGCTCCTAATGCGAAGGACATTCCACGTTCTGCTGCTATTGGTGGTAAGACAGTGACTCCTGGCATTAATGCCTTGGCTATCAAGCATCCCAACCCTCTCGTTAAGTTTATGCGTGCACAGACAAGAGAAGTGTTTGTAAAGACAGATGCCCTCGTAGAGCAATATATTACGGGACGTAATGGTATTGGTTCTGTTATACGTGAAATGTCTAACAAGGAAAAGGCTGAAGTTGTTCAGCTCTTACAACTTGGTGACAGGAAACAAACTAAAATTACTTCTGATCTGATGGACAAGCATGGCTATTCAGAAGCACAGAAGGAGTTTGTCCGTAAGTTCTACGAAATGGACGCTGAAAAGCTTCGCGTATGGAATGAGAAGCGTGCACAGGCAGGTATGGAACCTGTTGCTGCTCGTGAAGGTCACGTTCCTGGCATCTTCCGTGGTGACTACAAGCAACTTGTTCTTAATGCTGAAGGAAAGCCTCTAGGCGTCATTGCTGTAGACTTTAAATGGCAGCTCAAGGCTGCTCAAGAAGCTATGTCAAAGAAGTTTCCGGATGCTAAATACACTCCTGTAAAGCGTAGCTCCCTAGGTGGTAGCTCAGGCAGAACAGGTGAGTTTGGTGCTATGCAGGAAGTTCTTACAATGCTGGCAGAGAAAGATCCTTCATTCCGTGAGGTACAGGATTTAATTTCTGCTGCCATTGCTGAGAATAGCGACAAGGCTTATGGTGCTGCACAACATGCTCTACGCAAGAAGGGCATTGTTGGTAACGAAGGTAATAAGCCTTGGCTAGATGCTGAACAGAATGGTGCAGACTTCATCAAGTCCTATCTGCAACATTGGGAAGATCAGATGATTTCTCATGCTGCTTTGCCTGTTGAAAAGCAGGTAAGAGCTTTGATGGAAAATGAAGCCCTTGATAGCATGCCTAATGCTAAAGATTATGTAGATGATTATCTGAAGGGAATGACTGGTAGGTCTGTGGGTGAAACAGGAAGGGCACTAAACGTCATTCTTGATGCTCCAGCTAAGACGTTTGGTGTTGGTCCTAGTGGTACACGAGCTATGGTGCACCAGTTTAACAAGCGCATGGGACAATATTCCATGGGCTTTGGCAACTGGCTGTTTTCCATGACACAATGGCTGCAGGTAGCACAGACTGGTGTACCGGAGATTACTTCTGCGGCTAAGCAGCTTGGTGTAAGCCAAGCAGCAGTGATTCCTGCAATGGCTAAGGCTGTTAAGGATTGGATGGCTGCCGGTACTGGAGAAACTAAGGGGGATTTTGCTACATCAATGAAAGAAGCTCGTGAAAGAGGTTTGCTAACCTTCTCAGAGTTCACTGATGTAAATAAGATTACTCAGAACAAGTATTCTAGTATGGCCGATAAGGTTATCGACTTCAATCGAGCAGAACTTGGAGAAAATCCTACTCGTCCTTTGGTGTTCTTCACTGCTGTGAATGTACTAAAGGAAAGCGGTTTGACTGGCAAACCGTTGTATGATGCTGCGTACAATGTTACGCAGGCTGGTATGTTCGATTATAGAATGAATGAGCGTCCTGCTATGTACCAGAAGATGGGACTAGCTGGTACACTAGCTGGTGGCCTACAGACATTCAAGCATGGCTACATGAACCAAATGCAGCGTATGATTTCTAACGGGGGTAAAGACCCTGTATCTGCTGCATATGCTGCAACAGCATTGCTTGCTTATGCTGGCATTGGTGGTATTCCATTTTACCAAGAAGCAGATGCTCTGTTTAAAACCATCACAGGCAAACTAGGAAAAGAGCAATCTATTTCCGAATATGCTTTGAAGGAAGTTCCACGTTGGCTAGAAAAGGGTGTTATTTCTGATGTTACTAACGTAAACATGCAGAGCCGACTTTCTTCTGCCGATGTGCTTCCCAACAGTCCTATAGAAGCATTGTCTCCTTATTTCTCGTCAATTGGACGTATGGGAGCTGCTGCTAAGGATGTGCTGAGCTTTAATGACCAACTAGCATGGAAGAACGCTGCTGTAACAATGACTCCTCAAGGGCCTCTAAAGGGCCTTGCTGAGAAGAGTTTGCTCACTGATGACGAGGGCTATGTCCTCAATCGTGAAGGGCTTCGTGGAAACACTCGCTCTGAATGGGACAAGGATGTTCGTACATTTTCAGGTGGTCGTAGTTTGACAGAGGCAATGACTGGAGAAAATCAATATCGCTCTGGACAAACCCTTAAAAACTACAAAGACAAGCAGAAATCTATTATCGAGCAGATTCAACGTAAGTATGTTCAAGGCAACTTAACTACAGAGGATATGCAAGGGTTTGCTAAGAAATACACAGAGGCTAAGGGTGATCCTAAGCAACTAGTAAATCAGCTAATTACATTTGCTAAAACCACGAAGCTAGATAAGCAACAACGGATGCAGGGAATCCCTAAATCTGGAAGTTTGTCGAGTTTGTATAAGTTCCAAGAATATCAGGATGATGTTGTGAAGCCATAAACAAAAAGGCGCTACCCGCAAAGGTAGCGCCTTTCTTTTTTCCTAATTAACTAATCTCTTCAATCCACTTTACATTAGCTGAATTAATAAAAACTTGTTGCCCGTTTTCTTTTGTACAGATAATCCATTCCTTATGGTCGTACTGTACAACCTTAATTTTCTTATAACTTCCATTCATAAAAGCAAACAGAAGGGTACGTTCTTTGTTGAGTTCTTGAGCCATCATATTCCTTAGTTAACTACCACAAACACCACCCTTGGTGATGTCACACAAGTCAATTACTTCGTCGTACACAGTGTCCTTATGTGCTAGGGCTTCTGCGTAGGGGACAGAGGTGAGGGGTTGACCTCCTCTACTTCCATCTGGATAACACGTGAACCCCCGTAGCCTAGGGGCGTACGCTGAAAGAACTCGCGTAAATGCTTCAACCTTGTCACCATTGTTAGCGTCTGATCCCCAACTCGGTAGATTAATCGTGGATGAGATGGACATGTCAACGTAATCTTGCACATCGGCTTGGAATTTGATTCGTCGTTCATAGTCTGTGCTTAGGTCGAGTGCTGATTCAATTGTCGCTGGGTCTGTGCCAAGCTCTGCAATGAGAGACTGTGCAGTTCCGTCAACAACGTATTGATATTTCCACTTAGTTCCTTCTGTGAGGAAACGTCTCTTATACGCGACTGCAAAGAGAGGCTCAATGCCAGTAGTTGTACCAGCAAGTATTCCGATGGAACCAGTTGGTGCGATAGCGCGGTACGCAACTGGCCGGCTAATGTAAAGACGGTCGCAGTGTTCATCTGCTGCTCGTTTTGATTCATCTTGATATACCTTTAACCATTCGTGTAACTCAGGAGTTACGTTGTAGGTTTGTCCTCGTTGTAGGAGCCATTCGTGCACTCCCATAAGCCCAAGTCCCAAACGGCGATTCTTTTCACGGACTTTGTATACCTTGTCGTAGGGTAGGTCTGCACGCAGAGTTCCACATACCAAGAACTTTGACGCGAGGGATACCACGGACTTAAACTCTTCCAAATCTTTGATATTTCCGAGATTGATACTACCAAGATTGCATACGTCAGAGTCATCCTCGCTCGTAACTTCCGTGCAAGCATTTCTAAGCGTTTCATTCTGTTTATTACCAAAGTTAAAAGAGAATCCGGGCTCACCGGTTTGTAGAGCCTTCTCTACATTTTTCTTGAACACAGCATTGTTTTCTAGTCCACCAACCATAGCAGCGTCGTCATAATTGACGCTGATGTTAGTCATGTCTAACGCAGCAGGAAAGTTAAAGTCGGCTTCCTTTAGGGTTCTGACTGCTGGGGGCCAATCCTTTGCTCGCAGGAAGCTACCAATGTCATCATGCTTCCAATTAAGGCTTGCATAGATTGCAGAACGTCGGCTACCTCCTTGCATGACGTTTCGTCCGATTTCATTAATGGCATGCATAAGAGGCACAGGTCCGCTAGCTGTTCCCCCAGTTCGTGATAGCGCTGCTCCGCTTGGCCGCAGTCGGCTGTAGTCAATTCCAATTCCTCCCCCTGTCATAAGGCATGACATAGCCCGCCATGTTACAGCACTCCATTCTTCTCTGGTGTCTTCTTCTGCGCGTAGAAGGTAACAGTTATTGTATGCTTTGAAAGGTCGTCCTGCGTAGTATAGGTAACGACCTCCAGGCATGAATTTGAACTCTCTAATATACTCTGCAAGCTGCTTCCTATCGTCATCAGACATGAGTTTATGGACCGTTCCTCCTCTGGTCCCACACACGTCATCAACAAGTCTGCTGGAAAGCTTAGCCCAAGTATCTCCTGGGCCTTGTGCGTACTTAAATCGAAAGACATTTTCTGCAAAGCTATTCTTGAATTCTGACATTAATAGAAACCAATCTTATTATTCTCCTGCTTCTGCATAGGAGTTCCTTCCTTATCTACAACAGCAGGGGAGTCCTGCTGTGGCTCACCACTTAAGAAATAAATACACCCTTGACCTTGGATGTGACTTTCTTCATAAGATGTAAAGTCTACATCATTAAGTAGTTCTGCAATCAACGATTATCCTTCGTGTCTAATAGACAGTTTAAAGTTTCTTGGCGCATATTTGTATGGTCCTGTCTTTGGTTCTTTAACCGCTTTATACTCATTGGCACACTCTCTGTGCCATGCTTGGTAAGCTGTCTTACGAACGTACATATTGCTAGGAAAGTCATATTCTTTACAATATGGACATTTCATCTTCAAGCTGTCTCCGCAAGCAGCTAAAGCGTCTTGCTGTGCATGTACTTTTTGATGGTCATACTTAGACAATACTTGAAGATTCTCAGGAGAATTATTGTACTTATTTCCGTCGATGTGGTGTACTATCTCTTTGTCTGTTAGATAGCGACCAATAGTCTTTTCAGCAATAACTCTGTGCTCGTAGACGTGTCCTTGCACACTAGCGGCTGGATGTTCTGGTAAAAACAGTCTTCTGTAGTGCTTCATCTATCGTCACCAAACCCAAGGATTTTTCCTCGAATCTGTCGAGATTCTAGCTTGTCGATATTTCCCTGTGCGACATCTTCTAGCGACCAGTTATTATCTGTTGCAATAGCGCCAATGTGAAATAGTACATCACCTAGCTCTTTATAGAGCTTGGTCATTGCTACATCAGGTGGGAAGTCACCACGGATGAGCTTTTGAAACACTGCTGCCACCTCACCAGTTTCAGCAATGAGCCCCATTACAGCAGCTTCTGGTGTGTATGAATCAAGACGAAAAGTCTCGATCTTCTGTTGATATTCGTTGAAACTCAGGGCGTTGTTTACAATGTTGGAAATAGTTGTTCTCCAGAAAGAGGGAAATGTTCTTTTAATAGCGGGGTAATGAGTTTAGCCACATCCATATGTTCAGATTGAGTGCCAGAACCGCTGCGCAAATTGCAATAGTGAATCCAGCTACGAATAGTACCAGACATATATAGCCTAGACACTGTAAGACCTTCTGGAAGCACCTTACGAGCAACTTCCTTAGCCATGCCTCGTGATAGGGCTTCATGATAGACCTGATCTGCTGCTGATTGAATAGCGTAACATTGGTAGTCCCACCAATTCTGTAGCTCCTCGTCGTCTGTCTTAATAGAGTTCTGACGATTCTTGGTGTCTTGTAGGCGTGCTTCTGTGAAAATAAAGTCTTTCGACAGAGCATCTACATCAGCATAACGCTGTGAGAACTCTTGGAACGAAAAGCTACGGTGGCGTAGGATTTGCCTAGCAATTTCTCTGGTTGTAGTGATTTCTACACAAGCACTAGCTGTCTCAAATACAGAGACATGACCATGTTCCATACAATAGCTCAAGAGGTTCCCCACCTCTTTCGCCTGTCCGGCAGGGTTGCTTACCCTAGCGCAATACGCTACAACCTCTTCAGGGTTTGGCGTTATCCAGACTAGTTTAGTCGTTGCTTGGAAGTTCTGTGTTTTGGTCATTTTATTTAGGAGGAAAACAATGAGTGAGGTCGTTTATGTAACGTCGAAAAGTTCTGAAAATCTCATCAGATGAAATACCACGGTTTTCAAATGCAGAGATAAAGAACTGAATCTCTCGTGGTGTGATTTTAATTTCATCACACCTGATACCATGTGGATGGCTACCAAAGACAACATCCTGCTTAGGTATTACTCCTGAACGTCTACGTAGGTTGATTAGTTCCATCTTTGTTTTCCAGTTCTTTAAGGGAACGCTTTAGTTCCTCGTAGGCTTCTTGCTCGTCCATTAGACGCTTCCTATAGCGAACATCGTGCCCGTTGTTCTTAGAGAGAGCGTCCTCTTGTTGTAGGCGTTCACGTTGCGTTTTAGACATCAAAATATGAATGAAGCTTTTCTTCCTGGTCCCAAATCTCATCAATGAAAGCATCAACAAGCTCCGCTGAAGAAACCCCTAATAGGTCTAGGAGAAGTTCTTCAGGGAGCTGTCTAAGCTTTTCTAGAAGCTCGAATTTATCCACGGCAACTCAAATCGCTACACCTAGTGCTCGTAGTACACCAGCGAAATAGCCGAAGCCTTCACCAGTCCAGCTATGCAGCAGGCCAATAATTGCCGCTGTAGCTCCTGCAAACAATGCTGTTGAGAGCATCAGAATGCGAGCAGGGCAACGGTCTGCTTTATAGGCGGTGTAGCCTAGTACAGCTACAAATAGAAATACAATGGCGTAATAGAAATATAGGTAAATCATTTAGTCCTCTTTTCAATTTCTCGGTTTAGATACCACACAGCTTTCTGTAGGTCTTCTACACCATTCTTTAGATCGGCACGCCACAGATACTTCATGGCGTTGCCAAGAAGAAAACCCATATGTTCTGTAATTTGAATGCATTCTACACCTGAAGGATGCGAGGTGTAGTGCTTTGGATGGTTTACAACATCATGCTTTGGTACAGGATCAGGCCAAAACTTAGTTTGTTCCCAATCACGAATGTCAACTTCTGAAATAGCACTCATAGATAATTTTCCTTTAGATATTTAATGGAGACGGGCATCACATCGTATGAGCCATCTGGTGTAACTTCATGCAGCATTACAATACCTCTGAAATGCTTATTGCCTTGAGGGCCTAGATACGACTCTTCGTGTTCATAACATGACCCAGCGATAATTCCTGTAAGCCGTTCCCCATCTGCTCTGTACGACGTAGCGAGTTGTAGGCCCTGTTGGTGCCCTGCAATACAGCTCATGTGCTTTTTGGTAAGCATCATATTGGCAGAAGTACAAGGGCGGCCCATCTGGCCAGTTGTAAAGTAGTGGCTGAAAGCAATATTGTTTACCACTACTACCTCCAGGAAATTGTAGACTTCCCATCCGTATTCCTTATATTTTAAGTCGTCTATTGAGAGCGTCCCATCGAGCTTAGGATCATTATTAACAGCACGGTTAATACGGTCACAGTGGTTACCTAACGTCAATATGCGACGTGGAGTGTAACGCTCCTTATGATTTGCTTTTGCTTTACTATTGTAGGCATTAATAGGTTGTAATAGAGCATCCATAGCTTCGTGGGCACACTCTATATCAGCCTTATACCGCCTACCTTCAAATGTTTTCTTACCTACATCATATGAGGATAAGCTTTCCATATCAGCAAAATCACCTAGCTGAACTATTACATCAGGACGTTTAGCTACTAGATAATTACCAATGGCAGTTAGAAACTTAAAATCGTTCCCTGGTTTACACTGCGTGTCTGGTATTACGGCTATCTTAATTTAGATCACCTATGTTTGGGAATTTCATACGCAAAGGCTGATGTTCAGCATCTTCGTCATCAAGTCCTGAGTCATATGGTTCGTCTAGGTTGAATTGTACACCAGCAGACAATAGATCGTTAACGGCGTAGTTAACTAGAAAACTCATTTCTCGTTTATTAATGTAACCATCCACCACGATGTTACCCTCTTCGTCGAAGCTTTTGATACGTAGTTTCATTTATTCCTTTTCTGCTTTTCTAAAGCACTCTTTTCTCTATGGCAGGGCTTGCAAAGAATTTGGAGGTTATCTTTTCCACAAAAGAGGTTTTCGATAAACGAGTCCCATGTAGTAAAACCGTCATTTGCGGCGACCGCCTTGATATGGTCGACTTCAACCATCGTAGCAGGAAACTCTTCTTGACAAGCAGCACATCTGAAGTGCTGCGCCAAGCGTCCCGTTGCCTTATTAATTTTCTTTTCCGTTTTTGCATCTGCTAGCGTTTCAAAGCGAGGGGGCCAGCGTCTGCTGCCAGCCCTTAATGCGGATACAATAAAACTCTTTTTACGAGCCGTTGTCCATTCCACTGACGACTTCACACGGGGGATGCCATTCGTCGTTTTCTTTTTGCCAGATATATAAGCACCTCGCGTTAAGCATTAGTTCTTCATGGCAGGAAAAATATCCCTGTACTGCTTCAAAATAGAACGTCGGCAATTCTGCCTCCGTTCCAGCTTCTGCACACCAATCTTCAAAGGCTGTCTCAAGGATGCGTTCTGCCTTCTTAGGGCCAATGCCCTTAGCTCCCTTAATATTATCGGCTGAGTCTCCTACAAGGAGTTGGTAATAGAAGAAGCGTAATGCA